TGAACACACCATCAACTGAATTTACCTCAATTTATTATTATGGGGCCATCTCAGGAGACGTATACAATTCACTATCACCAATTTTCACTGCAGAAACAAACGTATTTAACGTTGAGAATGTTGATGAGACAATGATTAACTATGCGGCACCACAAAATGACGCTTGGTATTACGCATTATTTGATAATGTAGGGAATGCGGTTTATAGTGGGTACTCTTTTTGGTCAATCGTTACAGAGTTAACACCAATAATTAGTACTACAACAACAACAAGTACTTTACCAACCCCAACACCAACTCCTGACCCTTGTAATCCAATACCAACGGGAACTACAACAACCACAACATTACCTAAACAAACAAATTGTTTTTCGGGTGTTTTAACGGGACAAATTTACATATACAAAGGTGAAGCTTTCACAGACTTTGATGATTTAGTTGTCGCAACGTTACGTTCAAGAGGATTGGCAACATATGGTAGTGATAATGGTGCGGTATATGAAGTTCCAGGTGGAGTTAACGCATATAACGACTTTGATGGTCATAACGTACAATTAGATTGTACAGGAGCATATTCAGGCGTAACTAAAAACCCATTCTCAACATTCGGTATTAATGTGACAGATAAAGACGGTAATCCGTTCTTCTTTGAAACGTCATTATCAAATTCAGATAGTAAGTACATTGCTAAAGTGTTCGGACAATCTAATTTTGCTAAACCAAGAACTGTAGTTCCGTTGTTTGTCGAAGAAAGATTCCAAGCGTTATTAACTTATGGATGGAGAAAAGGGTTTATTAGAGGATTAAATTGTGAGTTAACGGCATTACCTGACGCAAGACAAGGTGTTGACCCAACATCAATTGCTTGGTATCTTGAAAAGTATCAATCACCTGTATCACCATGGGTTGTGTCTGAATTAAGAGGTACAAAAGTATATAACTTATTTAAATTTACCACGATTGCTGACGGAGACGATGCAAATATTGAAGTTAAAATTTCGATTGCTAATATCTCATTCAACAACGGTACTTTTGACGTAATAATTAGAGATTTCTTTGACTCAGACAATAGTCCTGTGGTTCTTGAAAAATTCACAAACTGTTCTATGGACCCTAACGATAATAGTTTTATCGCTAAAAAAATTGGTACATTAGACGGGGAATATGCGTTGAACTCTAAATTTGTTATGATTGAACTTAACGAGGATGCACCAATAGATGCGTTACCTTGTGGATTCGAAGGTTATAACTTTAGAGAGTATGCAGGTGTTAGACCTCCATTCCCTATTTATAAAACAAAATATGATTTTCCAGGTGAAGTGGTTTATAACCCACCATTTGGTTTATCATCAGGTGCTGATGATGTTATAAGAAGTAATGGTGATAATGTTCGTAGAACTTATCTTGGTATCTCCGATACAGTTGGTTTTGACGTTGATTTCTACACATACAAAGGTAAACAATTACCGTTGGATGTTTGTACAGACGTTTCAGGCGATGAATGGGCGTACCGAACAAGAGGATTCCATATGGACATCAACGCACATGTAATCAAGATACCAAACTATTTTTCGACAAGTGGTACACCAGCGTTTTACGTAGGTTCGGCACCATTTACTTCAGACCCTGACGATGATACGAATCCGTATTATAGACTATACGCACGTAAATTCTCATTATTATGTCGTGGAGGATTTGATGGGTGGGACATCTACACTGAACACAGAACAAATGCTGATAGATTCGTATTAGGTAAGATTGGTTATAGAAATGGGGCATGTCCTTCATTCAAATACCCAACGGCTACAGGATGGGGAGCGTTTAAACAAATCACTGTTGGTAACAACGGACAAGATTGGGCAAACACTGACTATTACGCATACTTATTAGGACAACAAACATTCTCTAACCCTGAAGCGGTTAATATTAACGTATTCGTTACACCAGGTATTGATTATGTAAATCATTCTAACTTAGTAGGTGACGCAATTGAGATGATTGAATACAACAGAGCGGATTCAGTTTATATCTGTACAACTCCTGACTACAACATGTTTGTACCGTCAACAGGTGACCAATTAGATATGATTTATCCACAAGAAGCGGTAGACAACTTGGAAACTGCAGGTATCGACTCAAACTACACGGCTACTTATTACCCATGGGTTTTAACAAGAGATACTGTAAATAACACACAAATCTATATCCCAGCTACGGCTGAGGTAACAAGAAACTTGGCGTTAACAGATAATATTGCATTCCCTTGGTTCGCTGCGGCGGGTTACACTCGTGGTATCGTAAGTGCTATTAAAGCGAGAAAGAAACTTACCCAAGAAGATAGAGACGTTCTTTATAAAGGTAGACTTAACCCAATTGCAACCTTCTCTGATGTTGGAACCGTAATTTGGGGTAACAAGACTATGCAAATTAGAGAATCTGCTCTTGACAGAATCAACGTAAGAAGATTATTGTTACAAGCTCGTAAATTAATTTCAGCGGTTTCAGTAAGACTATTGTTTGAACAAAACGATGAGAAAGTAAGACAAGATTTCTTGGATGCGGTTAACCCTATCTTAGACGCTATTAGAAGAGACAGAGGTTTATACGATTTCCGTGTGACAGTTTCTTCGGATGTTGCTGACTTGGATAGAAACCAATTAACAGGTAAGATTTATATCAAACCGACTAAATCTCTTGAGTTCATAGACATCACGTTCTATATTACTCCAACAGGTGCATCGTTTGATAATATCTAAAAATAATTTCAAGACAAGCCGACATAAAACTCGGCTTGTCTTTATTTATTAAGTAAACAATATGTTAAAATATAAAAAAAGAATAGTTGAAGGTATTACAGAAGAGGGGACCCCTGACATGAAATACTACGCCTTTGATTGGGATGATAATATTATGACCATGCCAACTAAAATACTTTTAAAAGATGAAGATGGTGATGAAGTAGGAATGTCTACTGAAGATTTTGCCGAATATAGAATCGACATAGGTAAAAACCCTTTCGAATATGAAGGACACACTATCGTAGGTTTTGGTGAAGAACCTTTTAAATACTTTGGTGTAAAAGGTGATAGACAATTTATTGTAGATTCTTTATTAGCCAAACCAGGTCCTGCTTGGAGAGACTTTGTTGAAGCAATTAACAACGGGTCAATTTTTTCAATAGTAACTGCGAGGGGACATACCCCAAGTGTTATTAAAGAGGCGTGTTACAATCTTATTGTATCTAACCATATGGGAATTAGTTCAAATGAATTAGTTAAGAATTTGGAAAAATATAGGGATTTAGCGGATGAAGGTGAAATGTCTAAAAAAGACATGATTAGAGAATATCTTGATATGTGTAAGTTTTATCCTGTATCTTATGGTGAAGGTTCTGCGACCAACCCTGAAGAGGGTAAAATTAAGGCTTTAAAAGAATTCGTCCAATTTGTTAGGGAGATGGCCTCAAAGATTCACAAGAAAGCGTTTCTTAAAAACAAAGTGACTAATAATTTTGTACCTACAATAGGATTTTCAGATGATGATATAAGAAATGTAGAAAAAGTTAAATCAGCATTTGAAAAAGAACCAGATAATATAATTAAAACCTATTCAACTGCAGGAGGAATAAAAAAAGCATATTAACTAGGTAATTTATACTAGAAAGATTAAAATAAAAAAAAACAAAGTAAAGAGAAAATTTTTTATCTCGATATATTTATAATAAAATAAACAAACAAACAAAAAAATATTACAATGGCTGATTTACTAATGAAAATGCCGATTCCTTACGAACCGAAAAGACAAAACAGGTTCATTCTTCGTTTCCCTTCGACTTTGGGAATTAACGAATGGTTCGTTGAATCGACATCTAGACCACATATAACAATTAACCCTGTTGAAATACCATTCTTAAATACTTCAACGTATGTGGCAGGTCGTTTCACTTGGGGAACTATAAACGCTAAATTCCGTGACCCAATCGGACCTTCAGCGTCACAAGCTCTTATGGAGTGGGTACGTTTATGTGCTGAGTCCGTAACAGGTCGTATGGGTTATGCGGCGGGTTATAAGAAAAATATTGACCTTGAGATGTTAGACCCTACAGGAGTTGTTGTGGAAAAATGGATTATGGAGGGAAGTTGGTTATCTGACGTTAACTTTGACTCATTGGCTTATAATACTGACGCGATTGCGAGTATTACGGCAACGATTCGTATGGACCGTTGTATCCTTGTATACTAAAGTATTATTTTTCATTTACTATATTATAAAATTCCTGTATATAAATTATATGGGAATTTTTTTATGTTTCCAACAACCAATGATTACGTTTAAAACCATTATATTAATATTATTACTAACATATTCATGTTCATATAACTCATATGGTGTTCACGAACAAAATATGAAAGTATTAAATAATACGATGATTAAAAATGATGTTTACATGAAAAAAAATATGACAAGACTCAGAAAACAGGGGGTTCGGTCGTATTCAACAAACGACAAATCATATAAAAAAAAGTATCGTAAAATAATTTTCTAATTATTAAACGAAAAAGTCAATTCTATTTATAAAAAACAAATCAGACCTATATTTTATAATAAAAACAATTCAATATGGAACAAGATTTAATTAAGGCTGGAACCGAAGGGTTTAACTTACCTCATGACGTTGTAACCCTACCTTCAGGTGGTATATACTACAAATCTAAAAAGAAATCGATTAAAGTGGGTTATTTAACCGCTAATGACGAAAACATCTTAATAGGTGCCGCTCAAAACGCAAATACTAATATCATTTTAACATTACTTAGAAGTAAAATTTATGAAAGTGAATTAAGACCTGAAGAACTTTTAAATGGTGATGTTGAGGCAATCATGATTTATTTGAGAAATACTTCTTTTGGCCCTGAATACGAAATTAATTTGATTGACCCTAAAACAGGTAAATCATTTGTTGCGACCGTCATTTTAGATGAGTTAAACATTAGACAAACACAAACCAAACCTGATGAAAGTGGTTTATTTTTAACAACATTACCTAAGACAGGTTCAACGGTTAAGTTAAAACCGTTAACTTACTCTGAAATTTTGGAGTTAGGTAAATTAGGTGAACAATATCCCGCAGGACGAGTTGCCCCAACAGTCACATGGAAATTAAATAAACAAATTCAAGAGGTTGACGGAATTACAGATAAAGGACAAATTGCGGTATTCATTGAATCCCTACCAATTATGGATTCTAAATTTATCCGTAACTTCATGAGAGATAACGAACCGTCATTAGACCTAAGAAAAACAACATACGCCCCATCAGGAGAACTGGTATCTTTCGAGATTACCTTTGGGGTGGAGTTCTTTCGGCCTTTCTTCTAACTACCGACAATACCTCATCGAGGAATATTATCTAATGGCGAAATTTCTTAGAACCTCATATTCCGATTTTTATCGTATGCCAACATACGAAAGAAAATTCCTTATCGAAAAAATCATTGAACATAACACACCCAAAAATTAATATAAAAAATGGGTGTGTTATGTATTTATAGTAAAACAAGTTAAATGGCTGATAGTGGTAGTACAATAGGTGATATTAAAAATTACACCAAAAGTTTAATGGACGAACTTAAAACTGCGTTCCTTACTAACTTTGACGTTGACGAAATAAAAAAGAAACTTGCCGAAGTTGAGGAAGGAGCGACTGACGTTGCACATGTTTTTGGTCAAGGTCGAGAACAGATAACGGGAATTAAAGCGGCTATGGCCGAAGCCGTTACAAGTGTTACTCTTTTAGGTGGTGGTTTTAAAGATATCGTTGAGATACAAACCAAAATCAGTGAAACTTTAGGTAGAAACTTAATATTAAATTCACAATCTTACGAAAAATTATACGCAACATCTAAAGTTACAGGTGTAGGTGCGGATACGTTAACCAAAAATTTTAAAGAGGCGGGGTATTCTGTGTACGCTATTGGTGACCAAATGCAAAAAGTCATGGACGTTTCAAGGTCCATCGGTGTTAACGGAAAAGAGGTTTCGGCAAAAGTTGTTGAGAACATGTCAAAAATGAACCAATTTAATTTCCAAGGGGGAGTTGAAGGAATGGCGAAAATGGCGGCACAAGCGGTTAACTTGAGGATTGATATGAATCAAGTTATGACTAAAGCTAATGAATTATTTAATCCTGAGAAAGCTATTGACATGGCGGCTAGTTTACAACGATTAGGTGTTGCTCAAGGAGATTTATTAGACCCGTTGAAATTAATGGACTTAGCCCAAAATGACCCTGCGGAACTTCAAAATCAAATGGTTGAATTATCAAAATCGTTCACCAAATTAAAGGCGGATGGTACAGGTTTTGAAATATTACCTGGTGAAAAAAGAAGGATGATGGAAATATCTGAACAATTAGGTTTAGGTAGTGATGGTTTAGCTAAAATGGCGTTGGCCGCATCGGACTTAGATTTGAAAATGAGTAAGATTAAATTTTCAGACAAAATTACTGATGAAAGTACCCAAAAGTTAATTGCTAATATGGCAGAAATGGGTGAAGGGGGTGAATATAAAGTAACATATACCGATGCAAAAGGGGATGTCCAAACAAAGAATGTTACGGAAATCTCACCTGATGATATTAAAGCTTTAGAGGCAGCGTCAAAACCAAAATCTATGGAAGATATTGCGAAAGACCAATTAACCACATCAAAGAAAATGGCTGCAGACATTGCATCAATCGCGAATAGAACAGGATACGGTTTGGCAGGAACCAAATCGGTTACAATGGCGGAAAACGCCGCAAGGGAAGTGTCAGGGGTATTACCTAAAGTTGCTGCGGGAAATAACATGTCTATTAAAGGTGTTAGGGAAAATCTTGGTGGTGGTTTAGATAACTTTATTAAAACCGTTGGTGATGGAAAATGGGGGGAGGCCTTAGTTAACGCTGCGACAGGAACGGCAACCTATTTAGACACTACTCTTCATGAGTCATGGGTAAATACTAAAATCGCTATAGATGATTTAGCTAAGTCTACTAATCCACTAATCCAAATAATGGGTGATGTTGTGAAAAAAGTGGGAAACGAGGTTGAGAAACATGAAAACATAAAGATAACCCCAACCAAAGATTTCATTAAATTTCCTGGAGAGACAGTTAAACCATTGGAGATTGATACTATTTTAGGAATGACCAAAGGAAAAGAAGTTCTTGAAAATATGGGACCGAATAGGGGAGGGTCCTCAATGAGTACCCCAAGAGGAAAAGAACTTCTTGAAAATATGGCATCAAATAGTGGAGGTTCATCAATGAGCACATCAAACATTAAAATGGATGACGTTAATGTTAAGTTATCTATTGATATAACAGGCACTGATAAATTGAAACCTGAAGATTTAAAAATTCTTTTTGAAACTAATCAAACTTTGAAACAATCAATAGTTGCGACCGTTCAAAACGCTTTAAGTAACGCAAATGGTTCAAACGGTTCAAATCCAATTGAGGCGAGAAAACAGATGGCTAAATTAGCAAATATCGGATAAAAATAGATATAAACTCTATTTATAAAAAAACATAATACATGACAGGGAGTACTTTATCTTTTGTATCGACATCAAGTTTTAGAAACAGTTTGATGGCCAAAAATTTGGCAAAATATACCGTGCCAGGAGCTTACACTCCACCATCAGGGTCATTGAACTATGAAATATCTCAAACTGTTTCAAATGTTATTGATTCTCCCGATACTTTAATTAGTCAAGACCCTTACGCTCAACAACTATATCCATTAAATGAATACGGTCCAAATGGAGGGTACAATTTAAATATTACTTATAATAACCCACCGTTACCCGTTAATTCAAACCAAGGAGAATATAGTCCTAACGATACCGCATTAGATTTAATTAACGAATTTTATATTGACGCGGCATTTATTGAAAATACTTACGGACCTGAAGGAGGTTTTAAAGATATGGTGGTTATTGATAGTATCCAAAATAACAACAAACTTTATTTACCTTATCACCAATTTACTGCATCATTTTATTCGCCATTTGAGATACTAACATCTACAAACCCTGTAGGTAGTAATGGTCCGTTATCTCAAGATTCGTATTTAGCCAAAATAGGGGCTCAAAGTTTAAAATACGCTTTTGAAGAAAGAGTGGCCCTTGAAATCTATCAACACACTGTTGGGGCGGTTAATTTACAAGCATTACAAGACCCGTTTGAAATTAGTTTATTACTTTCAGGTCAACAACCTTTAATTTATAAAAATTGGAGAATTACAGTACCCGAAAATCCGATACTTGCTGCGGTTGATTTAGCGACAAGATTGGCGGGGGCGTATTGGCCCGTATCACCAATTCCTGGAGATTACTTTAATGAAAACGAACTTAATGGTGGTCAATCATTACAGACATCAACCGCGTTAAATGTAGTTAATCAATTAACGGGTGGGTTTTTGGGTCCAATATTAAACAAGACAAGAAATCCTTCACAAATATTTTTAGCCAATACAGGTAACGGACAAAGGTCCGCATTATTTGCGAACATTAATTATAATAGATATCAACCAGGTTACGATAAAAGTTATGGTGGTTTATTAGGGGTTGGACAAGCAGTTGTTAATTTAGTCGTTAATTTAATTAATCCTGATAATGGTACTCTTATTGGGGGTTATTATGTTGGTAGTAAAAATGCCGAACCGTCTACAATTACTTCACCACCAAACCAAGTTCCTGTTGACCCATTTGGAAAACAACAACAAACACCTGTTTATGGACCATCCGAATTAGGTATTCTTTATGAAGGAAATGAAACCAAATTAAACTTTGGATTAGCGGGTAAATCATCAAGTGATGGTGGAGGAATTGGTGGTCAATTTGTTTGGACATCACCTAAATACAAAGGTAATGCTGGATTTCACGCAACACCTGGGGGAGGTTCGGGAAGTATGGACCAAGAGTTTAATCAAATTAGCTCAGGTTACCAAAAAGGCGAGTCCACAAATATCACATTTAAAGAGTCATCAATACTTGACCAAACACAAAGAATTATTGATTCTGCCGATAATGTTACGGGTATTAACCGATTAAAACATGTTGGTAACGCCATGAACCAAGTTAGTAAAGTATTCCATGACGGATATAAAGAAATGACTAAGGGTTCTCAAGTGGTTTCATATACCGACAATACAACAGGAGGTGAAGTTGGAATTGAATACTGTAGAGTATTTGCTAAGGACACACCATACTATACTTATAATGATTTACAAAAGACTGACGGTATTACAACATCGGGAAGAAGATTTACTAATTCTGTATTTGACAATACGTTCAACTTAAACATTGCTCCGTTAAAAAATCCTGGGTCGACAAATATTGTTCCTGACGGTGAAAACGGAAGAGGTGGATATGCCAAAAAATATATGTTCTCAATTGAGAATTTAGCTTGGAGAACATCAAGTAGACCAGGGTTCACTTATGACGAATTACCTGTTTGTGAAAAAGGTCCAAATGGAGGAAGAGTTATGTGGTTCCCACCATATGATATTAAATTTAATGAGTCGAGTACACCATCATTTCAGGGGACTGATTTCTTAGGTAGACCCGAACCAATTTACACATATAAAAGTACTTCAAGAACAGGAACCTTATCTTGGAAGATGATTGTTGACCACCCATCGGTAATGAATATTGTTGCTGAAAAACAATTAAAAGGTCAAAACAAAGAAAAAGTAACATCAATCATGGATTCGTTTTTTGCGGGGTGTGTTAAATTTGATATCTATGAATTGGCTAAGAAATATAATACAATTCCCGCATCTGATTTGTTTACATACCAACAAATATTAAATAACCCAAGATTAACTGACGAAGAATTGGCGGGAATCAATAAATCAATTCCTAAGGCGAATACTGATGTGACGGGAGATAATGCAAATACAAATACTACGACTGCGACAACTGACGATACTTCAGGTGCGGAGTTTGAAAATAAGTATTTAGATTTTGCATTCTATTTTGAAAATGATATTCCTGGTAAAAACCCTGACAAAACAACTTCAGTCGAATACCAAGGAATTTATGACGTTTATACCAAAGAAGACAACATTAAAAAATATGTTAGTCTCTCAGAGGGAACATTTGCTAAAGGTGATAGAGAGACTAACGTTGAACAATTCTTTAATAGTGTGGTTATAAGTAATTTTAACACTTTTAGTAAGGGGTTTGTTAAAGACGCGGTCGCATTATTAAAGAAGGGAGCAAAAATTAGTGTTGAAATGGAAGGTTCCGCATCTGCGGTCGCAACTGTTGCATATAACAAAGCATTGTCTGACAGAAGAATTAGTTCTATTAGTAACTTTTTTAAATCTTATTCAGATGGAGGTGCTTCATTAGGACCGTTTATAACAGATAAAACATTTACAATATCTGGAGCTACGGGTACGGGAGAAGAAACTGTGATACCTAAAACAGGATTTGTTGAAGGGGCGTCAGGTACGACTTCGACAACAAGTACAGGGACAACTACAGGGTTTGATGTTGACTGTAGAGTTAATCAAAAAGATAAAACAGGTAAAGTAACATCTAACTCTCAAATATATTCGGTAAGTGCGATGGCTTGTAGACGAGTTAGGGTTAAAACAATTAAAGTTATTATGCCACCTAAACCCGCACCAACACCTGAACCAATTAAAGAGGTTAAAACTGTGAATGTAGATGTCCCAAGACCAGCACCAACAGTTGATACAATTAAGAAAATTAAAGAAGGGATTACTAAAAAAATATTAAGAGGACTTTTATCTGAGTGTGACTACTTTGAGGTTATTAAACAAGAGGCACCAATGGTCTACGACTCATTTAAAGAGAAGATTAAGTACTTTAACCCTGCGTTCCACTCAACTTCACCTGAAGGATTAAACGCTCGCCTAACGTTCTTAAATCAATGTGTTAGACCTGGGGAGACAATACCAACAATTGGTACCGATGGTAAACCAAAATATAATGATGCGGTTAATACATCATTCGGGGCACCGCCCGTATTAATTCTAAGATTAGGGGATTTTGTTAATAGTAAAATTATCCCAACATCACTATCGTTTACATATGACCCTTTAGTGTTTGATATGAATCCTGAAGGTATTGGTATACAACCAATGATTGCTAGCGTTTCTTTAAACTTCAATATCATTGGAGGTATGGGACTTGCGAGACCTGTAGAACAATTACAAAACGCACTATCATTTAATTACTACGCAAATACTGAAATTTATGATGAGAGAGCGGTTTGGACTGAAGATACTTCTGCATTAGACAAAAGTGTTGTTGACGCTATTTTAGCATCTCAGACTCCTGCAACTGTTGCCAATGTAGATAATCCTCCGACAAATAATGGTGGAACCACAATTGGTGAAATTATCACAAATATTCCAGTACCTAGTGGACAAACAGGAGAAATAGGATATCAAAAAATTATGGATAGTTTATTAACTGAGACTAAAAATTATTTTGAATTACTTACCAATAAATTAGAAAGTGTTAACTCAAGTTATAATTACGGTGTTGTACAAATGTTAAATTCAAAACGAAACTATAATGAAGGTGTTGCAAGCGGAGGTACAGTTAATCCCGTTGCGAGAGCGGTGGAAATATATGGTAAATCAAATTATACAGAAAAAGATACTGATTTAATTAAAAAACAATTTACTGACGCAATTGCCGCAATAAACGGTACTAATAACCCAATCATTAAAGGTTTATTAAAAAACTTTGACCCGAACTCAAAGGCAATCAGAGACGTTAGGACTAATATGGTTGACTATATTAATAATTTAGAGACAACATTTTCAAATGGAATTACCACAATTATGCAAGAAGTGGTGGTTTTTGAACAAAACTATGTTCAGATAATTAGAAAAATTAATTTGGTTACGAATTTAACTGACGGTAAACTTTTAGATACTAATACACCCAGAATTTATAATTTGTCGGGAACAACCCAAGTTAGTGAATCAAGTAAAACAGGGACTAATATACCTGACACAACCTACAGAGAATTAGTATTTGATTTTCAATCACTAAACGCTGCGACCACTAAATTTAATACTTTATTAGGTAGTGATGACTATCAAATAGCGTTTAAAGGCGACCCATATCGTGGTGGTGACTTTAAGGTATTGAATCAGGATAAGTTCCCATCAGTTCCTGGGAATTACGATAAAACTTTTTTCTTTCTTATGGCAAGAATCCTTTCCGATAAAAATAAAAAAGATGAATTTATTAACTATGTGATTAAAGGTGATTTAACAACATTAAAAGACCCTGTAAACTTAAAAAATAAATTTGAAAAAATTGTTAATGATTTATCTGACGATTATAAATCAGAATTAAAAGATGAAGAAAAAATGTTCACAAAATTAAAAAAATCTTCAGATTATAAAAAATTAACTGACGGTATTGAGGAAACCATGTATCCTAAAGGTAAGACAAGAAAATTCGCTTATACGACTATTCCATTAACCGATGCCAATAAAGTTAAAGAACAATCAGGTTGGATAAGTGATTTATATAAAACTGTTAATATAAGACCTGAAGATAAAAAGACTTATCTTGGAAAAATTAAATTTGATTAATCATGGCGAAACAAAATTATAACCGATATAGTAATTTTATTCTTGATGGTCAACAAACGGTTGTACCATATATTACAATACCGACAAAATCTACCGATAAAAGGTACATATATAAAGTCGGACAATCAAGAATGGATAAAGTCTCCCAACAATATTATGGTTCCGCGACTTTTGGATGGTTAATTATGCAAGGTAATCCGACATACGGAGGACAAGAATGGAATATTCCTGACGGTGCTATCTTGACAATTCCATTTCCTTTAGTAGCTTCTTTACAGGACTATAAAAATCAATTAGACAATCATTTCTTCTATTATGGTAGATAAACCAGAAAATATATTGGTCGAACTCGACTATAACAACATTATCATAGTTGACCCGAACAAACTTATTGATGAGCATGGAGTTGCCTCAGAGAGACATGTGAGACAGGAAGATTTAGTAATGTATGCTAACTTAGAATGTAAAGTAATACCAAGAACTAAATTATCTTTGGGTACCGCAAGTAACGACGCAATCCAAACAATTTCGGTCGCGTCAATGAATTTTTTAAAGCCAGGTGGAAAAACCTTTTTAGATAATGAGTATACGGATGAATTCACGGGAAAAGATGCTATTCAAGGAAAAGGGGTTAATCAACCAAAACAAGAATCAGTTACAAATCCTAAAAATGATGCTGATTACTATATCAGACAAACGATTAATTCGGGAGGTAAACCTGGCGCGACTGATAATGGATTATTAGGTATTACCAATATTACAATCAAACAAAACACTTCATTTATGTCAACCATCAATATACAAATGGAAGACGTAAAAGGTAGGGCGTTATTTGAAGGTGGAGATAACTCCCCTTATGCGGCGTTTTTTAATTTACCTTATCCGTTATTTTATTTAACGATAAAAGGATATTACGGTAAGGCGGTTAGATTACCGATAATGTTAAAAGATTTTACTTCAAGATATAACACTAGTTCTGGAAACTTTCATATTGATTTAGTTTTTTATACTTACAAGTATACAATTCTAAGTGAAATTTCTATGGGGTATCTGATTGCTGCTCCACACATGTACAAATCAAGGGTTAAGATACAAACAACAAGTGGTAACGCTAGCCAATTCTCAAATGTTGATGATACCATCTATGAGAGAGGTTATCAGAAAGTTAAAGAGATGTATAGTGAATATAAAACAAAAGGTTTAATACCTGACGATTTCCCTGAACTTACTCTTGTACAAATGTCCAACAGAATTGAGAACTTTGTTAAAAACATTTTAGATTCTTTTACCAAACAAAATTTAGACCCGTTAACGGATGTTGACGATTACCAAAAACAAATAATTGCTTATGGGAAAGACGTTTACTATGCTGCAGGGTCTTCTTGGTTTGATAAGTATATGGACAAACAAACTTATTTCGTTTTAAAGAAAGATACTTTATTATCTAGCGGGATTAGTTTGACTAATAGTGAGACTAAAATCTATAGTTTTAGACCTGAATTCAATACCCCTAAAAAACAAAGCGACGCTATTTCGGAGTTAAAAGGAATTATTGAGAAAAAAAATACATTGTTAAACGATAATAAATCGGTCGGTTCTAACGGTTCGTATAAAATTGATACTACATCAAAACCATGTAAAATAGTTTGTAATATCGATTATAACGACTTCCCAATAGAAATTACATCAGAAGATGTTGATTTAGTAACAACTTTTAAAGAAAAAAATAAAGATAAAGAACCAACAACAATTGAATTAACTGAATTACGAGCAGAATTAGAAAAGAATAAAATATTTAATTCGGGTAAAGTGGTTGAACGTGATGGTACACAACAACCTATTTATGTGTACCACGTTTTTGAAGGAAATAAACGATTTGTCGATAAACTTGATAAATTATCAAAAGAGTTAAAGGAAAAACGACAACAGATTGAAACCGAATTAACTGAGGCGTTATCTAAACTATTACAAAGTAAGGATAGTGGTATTGGATTTGTCCCGAACATTAGAAATGTTTTGGCGGTGATTTTTGCAAATGGTGAGGCGTTTTTAAGAATGATGGATGATGTCCACACAAATGCTTGGGAACAAAGAGATAATAAATATCGAAAAGAAGTTATATTTGATAAACAAGTTGCGGGGGCATCTGCCGATAATATTTCATCGGGGGATAATTCTAAACAACCTGTATATCCATGGCCACAATTAATTGTTGAAACTTCGGGTGAGGATGGACAAGAAAAATATGAAATAACTTATCCTGGTGACCCAAAAATTATTAATAGAAGTAAGGGTTATTTATTTAATGTTTGGCCTGAAATTGAATTTGTAGAAGAATTTATTAAAGGTTTTACCGAAAGAACATTACCTCCTGCCGACCCAACACCTAATACTAATGAATTAACCCAACCACAAAGAGTTTCGTTAGATGCAATTGAATTCCCAATTGGGAATTGGGTTTACGGTAATAAGGAAGAAGTTAAGTTCTTTTTTGAGATTTACGAAAGGGTTATGTTAACCTCGTATTATTCTAGACTTTCAAGAAGTAATGACTTTGTGTCGGACGCTGACAAAATAACTAATCTAATTGCCGAGTCGGAAAATAATAACATTGTTAAAAGTTTATCAAACGACAATCCTTTTATTATACAAAAATTAAGAGAGTATGGATTTAACGCCACTAATTTTACAACAATCTTAAGACAATTCTCAAATAGTGGATTAGGGGAAAGTTGGCAAAATTATATTAGAGGGATTTATAACACCCCATATATTAAAAATTTGGTTAATAATGGTGGGTTTGAGTTTATCGATGCCAATATTTTAAATAGTACTAAATCACAACCATCCATTTCACTACCAAATGAGGTCGCTATGTCAGAATATATTACGGGTTCTACTACATCAAACAAATTTGATTTGGGGGATACTTTCCCATTTACTAATAAGAATTGGGATAAAAAATATTTGGCAAATGGTTCGACAATCTTAGATGTTAACGGAACACTCAATACTACTAAAGTTTTAAAATATAACCCAAACATTAAGTTAATTACTAGTTTTGTAACAACAAATACTTTAAATAGTATTCGACCAATAACTAATTTTGTTTATTTATCGGGACAAACCCCAAATGTTATTAATTCGACAGATTTAAAAACATGGTACAAAAATAGAAAATTTGAGGACCAATTAGTTACTGAAGGTAACGTTAGATATTTTAGTTATAGTGGTGAAGTTACCGATAATCAAACCACGTCAATCCTTAATACACCATATTTTATTAACTCAATTCAAGAGGGGGTTAAGAATTTTAGAAATAATGATGAACATCCGTTTATCGCATCGGCATATCTTTTCATTAATAGTTTACCGTTGGCAACAATGAGGGAAAAGTTTAAAACATATGAGAATAACTCCTCAACTGATTTGGATTATATTTTTGCCGCACTTAAGAAATTTGGGGCGGTACATAAACTACCTTACGCATGGGTGTTAAAATTCGGTTCAATATGGCATAGATATAAAACGTATGTTGAAAAAAATATTGATATATTGGACACTTCATGGACAGGGTTTAGTTATACGAATAATTTTGACCCTGTAACAAGTGCCAATACTCGAAATTACGGACTAATTATTAATGGTGCCCCAATTGATATTGTATTACAAAAAGACACAACTATTGGAACGGAAGTTTCAACATTAATTAATACAGGGTTTTATCCTAAATTAATAAATGATTTTAATGTTTTTTGTCAAGGGTATGAGGTTTTTTCAGGATATACTGACAGTGCGATACAATCAGGAATAACAAGTGGAGTCTCAATTAATTATGTTGATGACGCAATTATAAATCTTGCTGAGGGGTTTGACCCTGCAATACCTATGAGAGATTTACGAATCATTCCTTGGTCTGTTAGTGTCGATACCCCTGACACAAAATATATGTATTTAATGCCATCCCAAGGGTCTCTGTTAAATCAAACAAAAAATGAATGTTTTAAACCAAGTGGGTCATCATACGAAATGAAATATGAGGTTAACTCAAATCAGGCGATGTATGACGGTTCTGTCAGATTATTTTGGGGAGCACCAAATTACGGATATTTTGATAATTCAAAAGTTAAAAAACCTTCACCGTTTGATTATATGAAACATATTTTCTCGGGACAAAGTCAACAAGAAAATTTCTCAATAAACGGTACGGCAAATGACTATTCACAAATGAGTGAAGTATTGTCTGTCTTTGAAAAAGATGTGTTAGACGGATTTGAAACTGAATTTTTAAATTTCTCAAAATCGGTTTACGATTACACTCCTGGGGACTCGGGTAACTCAGGAACTGAAACACAAAAAACGTTTAAAAACTTCCAAATGATGTTTAGAAGTTTATTGAAAGTTCCAAAGATAACGGGGGATACAGGTTCTAACGTTGTTACAAAAATACAAGATTCTCAGGTAGGTAATGTGACTAGTATCTTAAAACAATTTTTAAATTATGACGTTGTTTTTAAATATGGTAATCCCTCGTTATATGATAAAAAATTATTCTATACGTTTTCATCACTACCACTAACGGACCCTTACACATGGGGGAATTATACCGTTATAACGCCAAACGCGGTACCTACTAATGGTGGAGGGGTTACATTAATAACGTCTAAAACAAACTACCCTAAAGAATGGGAGACATTATATACGTATGTTGGATTTTCAGAAATACCTGAGTTAGTATACGATAATAATGGTTCTTATATAACAGACTTTTTTGTTGATTTAAATGTTGCTTTTACGGTCGATAACATTAAATTATTTGCGACCGTTATAAAAATATACGCAACTCAAAAGTTAAACCAATTCCAAAGTAATCCGATTGCTCCACCTGAGGAACCAATATCGTCACCAAGTCAGGTGATTTCTACAACATCTCTTTTAAGTGGGGACACTATAACAGTTAGAAAAGTCGGACCTCAAAGAACCGCATACTTATCAAATAGTGCTGGAATTATATTATATGAAGGATTACCATTAAGCGGACCCCCAACAACTGGTACTACCCAATCATTAATTAATGAAACAATTATTGCGTTTTTTGGTTCATTGGCGACTACCCCAACACAACAACAATATATTGTAAAAACAGTATTTGTCCCTCAAGATGAATATCCACAAGTACCGAGCCCTACTAATAAGTCGGGACAAGGAGCGTTTTATAAAGCTATGACAAATTATCTATTAGACATTAATAATTTCCAAGCAAAAATTATTAATAATTTGATGCCTAAGTTACATGGGTCCTTACCCGCAACAACAATTGGTGCGGAAGGACAAGTCGAGTCAGATTTAGATGGAAACCAAACTAAAGTTGAATTATGGGAAACATTCAAAGCGTTAAACGATAAATGGATTTCGGGTAACGACTTTAAAACTAAGACATTGTTTGAGGATGTTTTATTATTGGATAGAGCGAGTAGAAATATTGGGGAAAAAATTTTAGTGGATGTCTATAAATTAAAAGACATGTTAAAACCTGAGAATATTAATACAAAGGCAAGTATGTTAGGGTACGTACAAAGTATATTAGTTGAAAATCATTTTGTGGTTATGAATATACCATCTTACGTTAATTTTTATAATGTACAGGATGCGGTAAAAAATCCTGTACCAAGAATAGAAGGTACTACTGAATTTGCCAACACATTGTTCGGAACATTCTTAAATGTTGATTATAGAGACTCATCATCAAAAATGGTTTGTTTTTATGCGGGTAAACCAAGTGAACAGTTAGATTTAAAGAATAATGTTGATTTTCGTTTTAGAAATGATGCGTTTGATTTACGTAGAGCTAGTGACAACCCATTAGTTGAAAATCAAGTGGGTAAAAAAGATTGGGATAAATCTAACAAAGTTGTTGGATTTAATGTCGATATTGGAACTCAAAACCAACAGATATTCAAAAGTTTCCAAGTTGACCAAAGTGCTGAAAAGGCGACTGCCGAAGGTATGGAAGTGTTGAACCAATTTGCGAATCAAGGTGGAGGTAGGAAAGGAGCCACTCAAAGTACTTCATTATATAATTTGTATAAAAATAGAAGTTACGGTTGTCAGATTACTATGATGGGGAATGCCATGATACAACCAACCATGTATTTTAATTTAAGACATGTACCAATGTTTAGTGGTCCTTACATGATATTAAGTGTTGACCATAGTATTACTCCAGGAAATTTTGAAACAGTTATTACAGGGGTTAGACAACCTATCGCATCATTACCTAAAATTGATGCGTATTTACAATCACTTAAAACTAATTTATTACAAACCATAATTCAAAAAAATAAAGAAGAGAAAAAACAAGTAACTAAAGATGCGAAAGGAAATGTCATTTCCCAACAAAATAAAGTTATTTCTAACGCTAATGGTGGTAAAGAACTAACACAAACACAAGCTTGTACTCCATCATCAGATTATAATAAGTATACTCCGATTACTCCGACAAATAATAAAGTGACTTTTAATGAGGCGATGAGTACGATTGAATTGATGAGGAAATCTGGAGGTATTGTTGATGACGGTAAATTAAAATATGCGGTTTTTGCGGCGTTGTACTTAGAGTCGGCAACATCAACAGGATTAGAGGCCTACGAAAATAATTTTGCGGGAATTGATTTATCAAGTAGTTGGGGAACGTCTAAAAAGTATTTTGATGGAAATCCAAATTATTTTTGTTTAAAATCTGACACAACAACTTTACCTTATGCGGTATTTGACGATTTAAGTAATAATGTTACACTTTTATTAGAAAGATGGAAAAATAGAATGATTAATCTACCTAATGTGTCGGCAAAAGAAATTACTAAGTTTTGGGTAACATATTTTGGGGCTAACCAAAACAACCCAAACGTATATTCTCAGATGGACCCAACAAAATTATCTAATATTGAGGATAAAGTACAAAAGTCTATTAATATTTGGAATGGAATCCCGTCACCTACCCCAACACCGACACCTACCCCAACACCGACACCATAAAACCAAGATAAAACTAACATTTTATCTTTTTGATATATTTATATAGAAACATTAGTTATGAATACAAAATTAATTTTAGACAACTACTTAGGTAAAAATACTCGACACACCGAAAAAGATTTGGGTGATGGTAATAAGCAAGTTTGTGATTTAGATACAGGAGATTGTTATACAATCAGAATGAAAGACGGTTTAATCGAAAGAGTGGACAACACCATGTCTAAAAATAAAAAAATCCAAGTTGAAACAACTACTGGAGTAAAACAATTATTAAATGGATAAGAAAATGAAAATAGACGTAAAAATCTTAAATGAAGTAATGAGATATAAGAGTATTAACAATTATATTACTGAACAAGATGCTGCCTTACCACCTCCTCCTGATGCTGGAGCGGTCCCTCCTCCTGATGCAGGTGCGGTCCCACCACCTCCTCCTGATGCGGGGGCAGGAGCACCACCTCCTCCTGATGCGGGAGCTGGAGTACCACCCGAATCTGTGGACATTTCATCTGACCCTGATGTTGAAAAACTTGGTGATGAAAAGAAAGAGAAAAAAGAACTTGAGATAACGGACTTGGTTAAATCACAACAAAATGTTGAGAAAAAACAAGAGGAATACTTTAACAATTTATTTAAACACCTTGAAGGATTGGAAAGTAAGCTTTCTGATATGGATTCGATTATGAATAAATTAAATGACCTTGAAACTAAGGTTGAAAAATATAGAGTAAAGACTCCTGAAGAAAAATTAGAATTAAGAAGTTTGGATTCAGGACCATTCAACCAAAAACTAACAGATTTCTTTGAGGATAAACAAGAAGATATGGAAAAGACAGGAAAAAATGAGTATATTTTAACCAAAGACGATGTTGAAGCATATTCTCCTGGTGATATTAAAAAAAGTTTTAGAGACTTCGGAAACACAGACACCGATATCGACACTTTTTCGAAACTAAAGTAAATTAACGGTCTTAACTGACCGTTTTTTTCTTTAAATTATTTGACAAAACAAAGGCTGACACTTATACTTAGTAAACAATTAAAACTTAAATTATATGGCGACAAACAATTCCCTAGATTCGGTACTAGCGCAGTACGAACAATCAAAACAAGGTGGTTATACTTCCACTTCAAAAATATCTCAAGAAGATAGAATGAAAAAGTATTTCGCGGCAATCCTTAAGGATAACGAGAAACAAGGTCAAAAAAGATTAAGAATCTTACCAACACCTGATGGTTCTTCACCTTTTAAAGAAGTATGGTTCCACGAGATTCAAGTGGATGGAAAATGGGTAAAGTTATTTGACCCAGGCAAGAATGACAATGAACGTTCACCTTTGAGTGAAGTCAACGAAGAACTTATGTCTACGGGCAGAGATTCTGACAAGGAACTTGCTAAACAATACAAACCTCGTAAATTTTACATCGTAAAAGTAATTGACCGTGATAATGAGGCGGACGGAGTTAAATTCTGGCGTTTTAAACACAATTACAAAAACGAAGGAATCCTTGACAAAATTATTCCTATTTGGAGAGCTAAAGGTGATATTACAGATGCGACAACGGGTCGTGACATTATCCTTGAATTAACCAAAGCAAAAACTCCGAAAGGTGCGGTTTACACAGTTATCCAAACTGTTATGTACGAAGACGCGGGACCTGTTCATGAAGATGCTGAGACGGCAAAATCTTGGATTACTGACGAACTTACTTGGTCTGACGTTTATTCTAAAAAACCTGTAGAATATCTTGAAGCAATCGCACGAGGAGAAACTCCACGTTGGGATAGTGACAAAGGTGGATACGCATATGGAAACTCTGATGAGTCAGAAATTTCTATGGGAGGTAAATCTGAAAAACAACCAACTATTGACCCACAAGCGGGTGACCAACCTGACGAAGAATTACCATTCTAAGTTATTGAACTTGGACACTTACTAGGACATTGTGTCCAAGTATATGTCCAAGTTCTTATTTTTTAACAAAACATTTAACAAACACATAGACAATATGGCAATTAAGAAAAACGACTTTAAATCAATTAAAGATAAATTCTCAACGTCTGCGAAATACAAACCCCAAAGGTTTTTTGATTTGGGTAACGATTTCTTAGATGCGGTCGGTTTACCAGGACCCGCAATAGGACATTTGAATATGTTTTTAGGTCATTCAGATACAGGAAAAACAACGGCATTGGTAAAGACTGCGGTTGACGCTCAAAAGAAAGGAATACTTCCTGTGTTTATCATTACAGAACAAAAATGGTCATTCGAACATGCAAAACTAATGGGTTTTGACTGTGAAGAAGTTGTTGACCAAGAAACAGGAGAATTAGATTGGGATGGGTTTTATATCTTCAATAATAATTTTGATTATATTGAACAAATTACTGATTACATTAATTCGTTGTTAGACGCACAAGAAAAAGGTGAATTAGATTATAGTTTATGTTTCATGTGGGATTCAGTTGGTTCCGTTCCTTGTAAGATGACTTACGAAGGTAAAGGTGGTAAACAACATAACGCATCAACATTGGCGGATAAGATTGGGATGGGTATTAACCAACGGATTTCAGGAAGTCGTAAGGCTGACTCAAAATTTGAGAATACTTTAATCATTGTTAATCAACCTTGGGTTGAGTTACCTGACAATCCATTCGGACAACCAAAAATTAAGGCAAAAGGTGGTGAGGCTATTTGGTTAAACTCTTCTTTAGTATTCTTGTTTGGTAATCAAAAAGGTGCTGGTACAACTAAAATTACCGCAACTAAAGATAAAAGAACTATTAAGTTTGCATCAAGAACTAAAGTATCTGTAATGAAAAACCACATTAATGGTTTAGGTTATGAAGATGGAAAAATCATCGTAACACCTCATGGATTTATTGCGGGAAAAGAAGCGACAGAAGAAAGGGCATCTATTGAAAAATACAAGAAAGAGTACGCCGACTATTGGAAAGAAATCATCGGAACAGATGGCGATTTTGATTTGAAAGAAGAAAGAGAACAGTCATAACTATAAACCAACACAAGTGATAAAAACATTATTAGTCGATGGGAATAACCTCCTTAAGATTGGATTTCATGGGGTAAAAGATTTTTATCATGACGGTAAACATATTGGTGGTATATGGCATTTTTTAAATACTATCAGAAGATTTATTGAAGAACAAAATTTTGATAAGGTAGTTGTATTTTGGGATGGAGAAGAAAATTCTTTAAGTAGAAAACTTCTCTATCCGAGATACAAAGAAAATCGTACAAAGGAAATTAATGAGTACAAAGAGAGCTCTTTCCAATCCCAAAAAGAACGAGTAAAACAATATTTAGAAGAGATGTTTATTAGACAAATAAACATTACTAATAATGAGGCGGATGATTTAATCGCCTACTATTGTCAGATATCTCACAACGAATTTAAAACCATTTTTTCGTCAGATAAAGACCTTACACAACTTATTTCGGATAAGGTGAGTGTCTATTCCCCATCGGCAAAACAAACGTATAAGAACGGGGATAAAATCAAAATCTACGACTATTCCATTCCACATGAGAACGTAAAAACTTATAAGATATTGGCGGGAGATAAGTCTGACAATATTGATGGGATTTATTATTTAGGTGAAAAAACTTTAATTAAATTATTCCCTGAGCTACTTGACGAAACAGTTAATATAACCGATATTTTAACAAAGGCCGAAAGATTGTTGTCTGAGGATAAAGACAATACAGTATTGAAAAATCTTCTGTCAGGAAAAACAAAAACAGGAATTTACGGAAACGAATTTTTTGAAATCAATGAAAAAATTGTAGACTTATCAAACCCATTAATTACCGATGAAGGTAAAACACTCGTAGAACTATATTACACAGAATCTTTAGACCCAGATGGGAGAGGACATAGGAATATCATTAAAATGATGATGGAAGATGGATTCTTTAAATTTTTACCAAAAGGGGACAATAATTGGGTAAACTTCTTAACCCCATTTTTAAAATTAACAAGAAAAGAGAAGAAAAATTATAAAAAAAAATAATAATTATTATGAAAGACCAAGAAACAACGAAATTAGAATTTTTAATGATGGTTAACGACAACATCATTGTCCAAAGATTTTTTAATGTAAGAAATTATAACCCTGACGCGAAAAACTCGGTTGAGTTTTATGAATATCTTTATGAGTTGAAGGGGACTTTAGAATACGATTTAAAAATGAAAGCGACAACTTATTTGTTGGACAATTCTTACGAAATTAAACAGAACCCAATGATGCTTGAAACGTCAAATACCGAGGGTCCTGAACATTTTAACATTTTTATTAAGGACGGAGATATGACAATTTGTCATAGACAGATGGACGCAAAAATCTTCCCACCTAAGATAAGATACACCGTAGACATACGCCCACACATAAAAAGTATACTTTCGGAATTGACTGACATTTTTTCGGCAGAAAATTTAACATACGAGTACCTTGGAATTCCGACTAAGGCTTAATATTTATCTTAAACAATACTAAAATTATATGGCGTCAAACAAAAATTTCGATTATCTAGGGAGTACTTTTCAGATACAATTATTAAATCAAATCATCGTAGATAAAGACTTTTCAAGGTCAATTATCGATGTAATTGAGAATAATTATTTTGAAAACAAATACTTTAAGATAATCATTCAAATGGTGAAGGAGTACTACTCCAAATACGAACACACCCCAACGTTTGACACTTTAGAACAAATTACAAAATCAGAACTACAACAAGAGTTGGCATCTAAAATTGTGTTAGACACATTAACAAAAATTAAAGATGCTCCGACTGAGGGACAAGAATTCGTTCAAGAGAAAGCGTTGAAATTCTGTAAACAACAAGAGTTACAGAAAGCGATTACTAAGGCTCAAAAAGTGATTGACGGGGGAGAGTTTGAGAATTACGATACTTTGGAAACACTCGTTAGAGAGGCTTTACAAGTAGGTGAGAGAGAAGATGGTATGGAAGATGTTTTTAACAACTTAGATGAGGTTTTAAACGAAGATTACAGACATCCAATACCAATGGGTATCCCAGGTATTGATAGACTCTTAAAAGGTGGTTTAGCGAGAGGTGAAATCGGTGTGGTACTAGCACCAACAGGTGTTGGTAAGTCAACATTGTTAACTAAAATCTCAAATCACGCATTTAACTTAGGGTATAATGTTCTACAAATATTTTTTGAGGATAACCCTAAAATCATTCAAAGGAAACACATCACATTATGGACGAAAGTACATCCTGATGAGTTAACTACGAAGAAAGAAGAAGTAATGGCTAAAGTCAAAGAGATTAAAGACTCAATGGAGAATAAGTTAATACTTAAAAAATTACCATCAGATACTGTAACTATGTTACAAATCAAAGGACAAATCAGAAAAATGATAGCTGATGGTATCAAAATTGACATGGTATTACTCGATTATATTGATTGTGTGGTACCTAACAAAAACCTTGGTGATGAATGGAAATCTGAAGGGTCGGTGATGAGAGCTTTTGAGGCGATGTGTCACGAGATGAATTTAGTAGGATGGACGGCAACTCAAGGTAACAGAAGTTCAATATCTTCTGAGGTTGTAACAACAGACCAAATGGGTGGGTCAATCAAGAAAGCTCAGGTTGGACACGTAATAATTTCCGTGGCAAAATCACTACAACAAAAAGAAATGAAATTAGCAACAATTGCGATTACTAAATCAAGAATTGGTGATGACGGTGTTGTATTTGAAAACTGTAAATTTGATAACGGTATGTTAGATATCGATACAGAATCATCAGTGACATTCTTAGGTCTTGAAGAACAGACAGAAGAAAGAAATAGACAACGAATCAAGGATTTGATTGATAAAAGAAAAGAAAGAGAAAAACAATAACCAAAAAAATAAAAAAAATAAGAATTAGTAGAACTATGGACGCATCACAAAAGATTTTATCGGACTTAACA